TCAAGTGCTGATTGGTTATCTTCATTTACACTTCCAGTTANCGTACTNATAACTTTTGTTTTATTATCAANNANATTTTTTGCTACAACTGTCATTAAAATCCTACGTGTGTAGCGTCATAAAAATCTTTAGATAATTCACCACGTTCTACAGTTGTACCTTTTTTTCTAGTTCTAGCATAAACTTTATTTACTTGACCAGTTCCAGGAGTTGTAAAAGTTCTTATGCCACCTGAATATACTCCAGGTGCGTCTGCATATGTATTAGCTGCCGTAGCAGTATTTTCATATTCCCAAAGACTATTTGTTCCTGGTACATCTACCCAAGCCATTTTACTCTCCTAATTGTTCTTCTACTTCTTTGTCAAAATATTGATATAGTTCTTCTTTATTTATTTTACTATGCTCAGCAACTTTCTCTACTGAATTTTCAAATACTTTTATAATATCTCCTGTTTGCGTTTCAATTAAATTAAATGTATCTTGCACCGCCATTTTCATTTTAGGCGATAATGCACTAAAACTTTTAGAGTCAAGATACTTACTATCTTCAACTACCTTACTTGTAAATAGTCTTTCCATATTCATTATACACCTGCTGTTGGTGGATTTTCGTGTCCTGGTGCTACCTCTATCTCTGGTGTTTCAGGTTGTTGTGCTGTAGGTTCTGGTTCTTTTGGTTCAAATGCTATTTCTTTTCCATCAGTATCCATAATTTTATCCGTTCTAGCATCCGCCGATGTTACTACAGGTTTAGGATCACTAAATTTTTCAGCTTCAGTTCCTTTAAAAATTTTTCCTGCAACATCAACTCTTTGTTTTTCCAACGCACTTGCCACTTTATCCCTTAAAGCATCCTTAAACGCTTCTCCAGCTTCTGCATTTCTTCCTTGTTGCAGTTTGCCTATAAACTCCGCTGTTTTAGTAGGTATACCTTGTTCATTATCTGCCATTAATATTCTCCTTCTATTGTGTCTTTACTAGATTTGTATTGTTGCATTGGGTCAGCAATAATACCATCTTTAATTTCTTTTTTAATTTGATTATTAATATCTTCAATTTCTCTATCGTTTTGTCGTAAAACTTTCTTACGAACATACTCTACTGAAAAATATCTACCCACATAATCTCTCATTGTATCTGCAAGTCTTAATCGTTCTAACAACATTTCAGAATCTTTTAGTTCAGCAAAGTGTCCATCTTGCAAAAAGTCATATTGAATTACATCTCTTATGACTAACCAATCTTCGTCTGTAATCACAGCCTTTAAAACTAATTGTGTTCTTAAAATATCATTAAAAATTTCTGTAAATTTCTTTCTCAATCTTTGTACGAATTTTGTAAATTTAAGTTCGTCCCTAGTTATTTCTGTAGAACGTCCTAAACTAAAACCAGATGAAGCTTCTAATCTACTTGCAGGAACATTTAAAGAACGATAAAGTTTTGCTCTAAAGTATTCTAAATCTCCCATTTCACCAAGATTTTGTCCACCTGGTAAAGTAGTTATATCAGTTCCTCTTCCACCTTCTCTACTTGGTAACCAAAAGTCTTCAAGCATAGACATATAATTTCTGTCATCTCTAATCTCTCCTGTGTTTGCGTCATAGACAAGTTTATTTCTATATCTTGCCATTACATCACGGAGATATTGTTCTGCTTTTACTTTAGGTAAATTACCAACATCAATTTTAAAAATTCTTCTTTCTGGTGCTCTTGCAATTCTGTATATTACACTTGCGTCCTCAATCATACGTAATTGATTAACAGGTTTAATTGCCTTATGTAAATATGATAAGACCATATTTTTATTTTGGTCTATTAATCCACTAGGACAAAATGCAATTGCGTCAACAGCAATTTTTATACCACCAGATGTTGTATTTGTTACACCCTTTTCATTAAATAAAAAGTACTCTTTAACATCATCTATAATATTTAAACCATAAGGAACAGGTCCATCTGGTCTTCTCTTTCTTATTTCTCTAATCTTTTTAATTTTTCTTGGGTCNACATATCTTAATTCTGTAATACCTTTTCTTGTAGATTCAGGATCAATTACTTTATGAAAGTATAATCTTCCATCTACGTACCATCTTCTAAAGATATCGTGCCCTTTAGTATGGAAGTTCATTANTCTTAAAACTTCTCTAAANTCNTCTTCTATTTTTCGTCTAACATCTTTACCGAATGGTAAAAGGTCTAGGTTTAATCTTATTGCATCCTTGAGTTCGTTTGCAACAATTGATTCATTTATGATATCCTCAATTGCCATATCACACTCTGGATGTAAAGCTATTTCTCTATAACGTCTGATAAGGTCTTGCTCAGTCTTTGACTGGCCTTCCATATCCAAGTATTGACCATAATACCCTCCAGCGGCGATGGTTTGTGTTCCATCATCCGCTTGAGGTTGTGTAAATGCTTGTTTTGGATCTAAAGGTTTTTTAACCCTTGTTATAGAAAATCCAAATAATTCAGCCATAATTAATTCTCCTTAAATTGCACTACTATTTATAGTACTTTTTAAGTAGTTGTATTACTTTCAAAGTATTGGAACGCTAAAGTAACATCTGTTGCTGATATATCAGTTTTTTCTGCATAATCTAAAGCAATAGGATTGATTGTTACAGGAAATACACCTCTTAAAGTGTATGACTTAATCGTATTGCCGTTTCTATCTAATTGGTCAACAAATGCGTCAACTTGGTAGTCAACTGGATTTGTTAATCCTTCGTTATCAGTCATATTGTTAATACCGTTCATCCATCTTTCAAATGCATTACGCAATTTGAAATTAGTATCATTTATTACTTTGATAGTCCAATCCGCAATTGTTCTATCTCCAGCAATTTTTATTGCCCGACCCCTAAAAGGTATCGGGATAGCTGCTATTGCCATACCTGGTAATTCAGCAGAACTACATAAAAATGCTAGGTCTTCTATTTCTCCACCAACTTGAGCGTAACCAGGAAAAGGCATTACTACCTTATACTGATTGGTTCTTGCGCCGCCGCCCGAAAGTTTAGCTTTGAAGTCATTTATGTTTGCCATTTTTTTCTCCTATTCTATCCTTTTTAGCCTGCGACCTCTTCAAATGATACGCCTGTTCTAGTCGCAACAAATGAAAGTGTAATAAAGTTAATGCTTCGTGCTGGTTTAACAAAAATTTCAGCAACGAATTCATTTCTATCTACTACTTCGCCTGTGTTGTTAGTTTCATCACAAACTACTAAAAAGTCTGTGATACCTCTTCGTCCTTGTACTTCTCTTAAAAATGGTTCTACCATATTTCTAAAACCAGCTCTTGTAAATTCATCATTGAATTCAAAAAGTTGGACTTTAGAAGCAGTTGATATTGCCTTTTCTAAAACGATAAACAATCTTCGTACATTGACTCTGTCAAATGCCGAAGGCGCTGATAATCCAGTTTTATCACCGAATAATACAGTTCCTTGTCCTGGGAATGTTGTCACAGGATTTATTCTTGCTCTGTATAATTCATCTCTTTGATTTTTAGTTGGATTAAATGCTAGTTTAACTGCACCTCTTACAACACCTCTATTTAAGCCTGCAGGTGAATACCAAGCGTCTGCTATTAAGTCAGTTCTTGCTGTCAATCCTGCTGTGTCGCCATTTAAAGGTACATATCTGTACACGTCATTATATCTATCGTACATATATTTGTAACCACTATCAAAAAATACATAACTAGATGATCCTACTCCGTTAAAAAACGAAACAATATTATCTTTTTGTGTGTTAGTATTTGTTATATTAACTACATCACTTCTTTCTGGAGAAGCGAATACTACACAGTCTTTTCTATTTTCTGCAATAGTAATTAAGTTATCTATATGTGTTGAGTCACCTGAACCTGCAATGATTAATCCAACATCTGTTGTTTCAGAGTCTTGGAATTTTTCATAAGCAGATTTAACTTGAGCAGTTGTAGCAGCTACACCATCTGCACCATTTATTAATGATACATTATTTACAGAAGTTACATCTGTAAATGTAGTACTTGTTGCTGTATTGCCCCAATTAGAACCAGAAGCGTTGTGATCCATCCAAAAAATGTAATTTGATTGATTGTAAATTACATCTGAATAGTAATTAGTATCACCTTGTGGTGTTTTAGCGTCTGAAGCTTTTGATAAAGCAGCAAATTTTTCTAAAACTGACCCTTTAGTTCCACTTAAATCACCATCTTCATCAATGATTGCTATATGCAATTCATCATTGACCCCACCTCTTGCTTGTGCATAAGGTGATGTTCCTGGTGCCTTGTCAAAAATATCATAATATCTCCATCTACGTCTTACAGCAGGCGTTCCAGTAATTGCCGATTGTAATCCAGAGGAGTTAGTTGTTCCATAGTAAGAAGGTTCTTCTTTTCTTACAATGCTTAAGTCATTAGTTGCAACACTAACAACTCTATATTCATATTCATCACCAAAGTTAACTATATCTCCAGCACTAATTCCTGTACCAGAAGCAACTGTTACAACTGTAGCACCAACGGAAGCCGCTGTTGCTGTTGTTTTAGATGTTTCTTCATAGGCAGTTGCAGAAGCACATTGAGAAACTTGTAAATTATTTCCCCACGCACCTGCTGTTCTACTTGCCCATTGTCCTACAGAACCAGAACCGTCAGCATAATTATCTTGGTAATCAGTAGTATTCTTTACGACAAATGCACTACCACTTTCAGTTGCATTTGACACATTAGCATTCTGTACACGAACAATCCTCAAAGAATTTGAGTATTGTAAAAAATTTGAAGCACTAAAAAAACTCTCAAAATTTGAGCTATCTGGTTTTCCAAATGTAGATACTAACTCACCTTCACTGCCTATCGTTACTATTTCATCAAGAGGTCCTTTACTGAATTGTCCAGCAAAAGCTCCAGTTGAAGTTGATACGGCAGGAATGATTCTTGTTAAATCTTTTTCCTGTACGAGAACACCTGGTGATACTTGAAATGCCATTAGGTTTTCTCCTTTT